GAGGGATCTATTGCCCTTACGTATAGATTGCCTTTTAAATCAATTGATAATGGCCCTGATTGCTGCTGTGATCCGTAAAGCGTAGCCTGTGAGCTGTTAGTCAAGCCTGGAAATTCCGCTAGGGCTATACCAGGGATTAATAAACTGATTAATAGTGCTTTTAAAATTCTTTTCATTTCGGTTTTCCTATCGTGATTTCTAACTCTTGAGGTATTTGCATTTTGTTCTTAGCTTCAAGCCTTTCAAGCCTGTAGAAGAGTTTAATATTTACGTTTGTTAGTGAGTTCATTCTCTCTTTAAGCTGCCTGTTATCTTCCAGAACTTCTTCAAATAATCCTTTTTCCACTTGAAGCATCTGTTGAGAGGCTTCCACACGCTCACTAGTGAAGTAAGCGCATGAAAGCCCTATAGCAAAAATAACAGCAAATGATTTGAGGATTATTTTCATTACTGAATTGTGCATCCCCAGTTAGTTGCGGTTAATTTCAAACACTCACAATATTTTAGTGTTGTGCAAGAAAACGGAGTCGCTGCCGCTAATGCGTTGAACGTATCGCCGGGATATGGAACCAACGCAACTGGATTAGCTGACTGGTTAAATATTCCGAATGCCCTTACATTTGCTGGTAAAGTAGTAGCTTGAGGATAAACGACAAACATTGCTGTTGGTCCGCTAGATGCTACGATGTTATACCTGGCACTTATCGCTCCGGCTGCACTCGCTGGAGTTGGATAAGATGTTGAGGGTGTCAATATTGCAGGAAGCGGATAAACAGCCTGAAAACCAGACTGAATATTAATGCTTGATCCTGTCGCTATTGCTGCAGGTGTTCCCTGTGTATTGTATACGTTACTTGCTGCGCTGCTAAGATTAGCGCCGCAAGTTTGAGATAGTCCGCAAGTATTCGCAAAATCCGTACCCGAAAAAGGCGTAGTTTGCGCCCTTGCTTCGCTAACTGATAAGATTAGCGCTATTAAAATTGATATAATTCTTTTCATTATTATGCTCCTAATTCTATTTCTTTTTTAGGCTTACCCTTTTTCGGTGCTGCCTCTGTTTTTTCATGGGCTTCTAAAAACTTTGTAAACTTCTCTGATAGGTCAGCTAACTGTCCTCTTAAAGAAGATATTTCAGAATCTTTAGCAGCAATTTGGGCGTTGAATTCAATAGCTCCGACATTACCGTTAAGGCTGTTCATGTATTTAACTGCCTTATCTCGGTTATCTCTTGCCCCCATACCAATCTGCTGGCAATCTGAATCAGTTAACTTAGCTAACTGCTCAATTGTAGTAATGTGGTAAGGTTTATAAACTTCAACTCTTGAAGGATCATAAGGGAATAGCATTTCAAGCGGTGTGCCGATTACATCTGATTCCATTCCGTCATAGAATAAATTCCATTCTGTTTGAAATAAGGTAATGTGGCTGCGCTGTGGGATATCTAGTTGGATAATATCCCATTTACCAGTCTTTTCATTAAATTCAACCTTATCATTTATTCTTGCTCTGCCTGTAGATCTGCCTAACTCGTTTACCCAATTGATATAAACAAAGTTTTCATAAACTCTTTTTTTCTCTTGCTGAGATTTAAAAGGCATGAAAACTTTTTCAACTGAAAAGCGTACCTGACAGCCTGTAGGAGGAGTATCATCATTAAGCTGATAATCTTCCTGATAGGATAATCCTTTAATTCCTGGTTTTGTTATTGCCATTTCCTTTAGTCCTTTAAAAAAAGGGGCGCTGTACAAGCCGCCCCGGTGGGTTAGTCAGTCTCAGTCAAGTTACAAGTCAAGATAGTAGTGGCGTAAACCTCTACTGCTGTGATCGTTGTAGTTGTAGTAAGAGTCTGAAGCCCTGCAATTACGCCTTCGTCCACGTTTGCATCGTCAACCGCTCCGGCTGTGCCAGATAGAGGGTAAAGCAATGCGCCTGCAGTAGCGTTTTCTGCCCTGACTTTAACGCCAGAACCGTAACCGCCGCCCGGACCTCTGAATAACCAGAAGTAAGGGTTAGTAGTAGCAGTGATTGCATTAAGGCATAGCCCTAATACTTTTGGCCCCGTTGCTATGTCAGCAGCTTCAGTCATCTCAGCTAGGTATGTACCATCCTGAAGTGAAGCGTTAGTGATATGACATAAAGAATAAGCAGTGATATTCTCTGCTGCCTTTACAAGCATCCACTGACCGCCCTTGTTATCAATAACCACATTACCTAAAGCGCCGCCTGGGAAGTTGGCTGCTGTTAGTGATGCATATGTATTGTCAAGTTCGGCTTGCGATTCGTGACTAGGAAAAATTCCTGATAATGCCATGATGTTTTCTCCTTAAAATTAATCGTTATTTAAAACACCAAGCCGTCTGAAATTCTTAGCAGTCAGGTTACCCATCCATGCTAAATACTCAATTTGTGCGTCTTGATTGAATGAATACCGGGTATCCAAACGAGTTAGGTTTCTGCCGTTATAGAAGCAAAGCTCTAACACTTCTGGGTCTAACCAGTACTGAGTTGCAGAAGGCATACCAGATACTGTTGGCTCAAGAACTACTTCAGCCTGTTTATACTGATAAGTTCTGAATCCTAGTTTTCCTAATGTTCCTTCAGTTGGTGACAATCTCTGCAAAGGGTGAACAGTGGCTTCGTAATACTGATAAGAAGTGTTATCAGAAACTATTGCTGTAATGTTCGCTTTGTAAGATTGAAGCAATACATCAAGCCTATCCATGTAGGTGATGATGTTAGCTGATGAAAGCGCTGCGCCGCCGTCAGTAGTAGCTCTATAGAACTGATTCTTTGCGAAAGAATAAGCTGATCTAGATACACCGCCAACTGTGCCTGTTCCGTCATCAGAAATAAGAGACTGTAAGCCGCCTATCTGATTAGCTAGTAAGCCAGCAGATAAAATATCAATATTGAATTGATTTTCAAATGTGGTCTTAGCATTCATGAACCTAGCTTTTACTAGATTCCTGTTTTGGCCTGGGCCTTGGTTCTGATGTATCTCACGTCCGTTAGCCTGTACGTTTAAAGCGATCTGCTTTGGTTCGTACTGAAACACGCTGAATACTTCATTACTGTTAGTATTAAGCTGTTGTGAGCCTGAATAACGGAAATAAGAACCGTTTTCAGCATACATGATTGGAATAGCAATTGAGATACCCCAATCACCGCCTGTTACCATCCCGTTTTCTTTTAGGACAGCAGTTGTTGCATTTTTAGTTAAAATCTGGTCGAAAAGGTCATCTTGCAAAAGTTGAGCAGTTGTAGATAACAGGTCGCCAGCAAAATTTGCATTTGGACTTGCCATTTAATTTATAATCCTCATTAAATGAGAAATTTTAGTGACTTGAATTCATACGGGCTTCCGCAATTTCAAAAGCACTATCAAATTTCTCGCTAAAGTTTTTTCCTTTTAAACGAGGTTTTTGAGAAACTGTTCCAGTGTTAGGTCCGCCCACTGAGTTACTTGCAGCGCTCTGAGCCTTCTTTGCGTTTGCTATACGCTGCTCATTAGTAAGTACTGGTTTTACAGGGGCTTGAGTTTTAGGCTGTGCATTTAGGCCATGAAAGGCTTTTACTCCGTCCTTAACTTGCTCATAAGCATGGTTAAGAAGCTGATCCTCTGTTGCCATAGGATAATCTGCTTTAGCTTTCTGATATGCGTTGTCTATTTGAAATGAATATAACTCACAGAAATCTTTTCTTTTTTGTCCGTCTGAATCCAATCCTTCTTTAAAGGAGTTGATAAAGGACATTTTCTGATTTAATTCCTGTTGTGATTGCCATTCCTTGACCGCATTCTCAGCCGCTTCCGCACGTTTTAGCGCATCTTCAACTCTTGGGTCTTTATACTGGTTAGGTTCTTGAACCTCGTTCGCTTCGTTGTAGAAGTCATTTAGGGTAAAGCCATTTTTACGCATCAAATCGCTAATGACTGCATGCGGATCAGCTTCTAATACTCTATCCCATGCTCTATATCGGTGTAACTCGGATATAGGATCATTAATCCCTTGAGCTTTTAATTTAGCCTTATGAAGGTTAGCGGCTTCTGGGCTTTCAAAGTCCTCAAAAAAGCGCTTTTCATAATTACCATTACTTCCTTGTGCTGCCCGTGAAATCTGCTGTTGAAGTTCTAACTCCCTCTGAGATATTACCTCTTGTAATTCTCTAGGAGCTTTTTCAAACAGTTTCTTCCGTTCGGCTGTCCAAAATGCAGGGGGCTTGATAGGTTCGGCTGAGAGAGTTTCCTCTTCTGCTGTTTCCTGTTCAATTTCTGCATCAGCTTCTTGGTCAGTGATTTCTTCTGGTTCAGGCTCAACCGGGGCTGTCTTTTTGCCCATTGCCTTATTAGCCATTTCTTTTAAGTTTGGCTTTTTCTTGGTCTCTTTTTCCTCTAAGACTTCCTTAACTTTGATATCTTCATGTTGCTCATCAGTAGTTTGGGTTTCTACTGCTTCAACTACCGGGGCTTCTACTACTTTAGAATCAAGCTGTTCCTGTGCTGCAGTTACTGCATTTTCTACAAGTTTATCCATTATTTGTCATACCCCATCATTTGAGCTATTTCCCTGGCTGTCATACCTGGGGCTATTTTTCTTGATTGTGATTCGTTGTACTTCTCAAATTCTTGCATCTGCTTATTTCTTTGCTGATTGCGTTTGAATGGGTCTGTTTCTATTGCCCAAGCTTGTTCATATGCATCATTAAAGCGCTCTTCTGTTATTCGCTCTTCATGCCTTCTTGCATGTTTTGAAAGTAGGTCATTTCCTACGCATTCTAATTTGTGTTCTTTGTTTATTTGATTCCAGCGAGTCATTGAATCGACAATCTCATCTGTCTTTGGGTGTCTTAGTGGGGTTTTGAAGGTATCGCCTATAACAAAAGGTGCATTTGATTCCTTTGGAGGTTCTCCAGCTACCTGAACAACCTTTCCATCTATGTGTTTATAAACCCTTCTGGTCATAATCCAGAAATAGGGCATTTTTAGAATTCTTTGATAGGGTTATTTTTGGGCTGGCTTTGGTTTATTTTTCTGGGCTTTAGCTTTCTTATCTTCGATTCGTTCGTAAACGTCGATTTCCCTATCTTTCTGTTTTATTTTAGCTACTTCGATTACTTGATCTTTAGCTAAGCGGCTTTCTTCTGCCATCTTTTCCGCTGCTGTCATAGCTATGGATTTTTCTTCTAAGGCAAGTCTCTTTGATTCGATTATCGACATGAATTCATTTTTTTGAGCTTCTAATTGATTCTTTAACTGAGCTTGGAAGATGTCCATGTCTGCAATTATCTTATCTATCTGGCTTCTAGTTAGCTGTTCTTGAGCGTCAATCATGTTGGCTTCATGTTTAACTGCTAACTCCCCTTCAGTCTTATGTGAATCCTGCATTAATTTTTGCTGTTCGATGTATTGGGTAAATTGCTGTTCTTGGCCTTTTAGTTGAATCTCTTGTGATTTAATCTCGTAATCCTGCTGTGCTTTTTGCTGATCTACTTGTGCCCTTATAAGTGCTGGATCTGGCGGTGGGGGCTGTGGGTTTTCCTTCATTTGCTTAAGTTTTAATTCCCAATCATCCATAGCTTTTTCAAGCTGGCCTTCTACCGATCTTCCTGTTCTTAATGCCCTAGCATAATTAAGTGCTGTTTCTATAACAGGGGTAATAAACTCAGGTGCGGTTTCAGTTATTTGGGTTACTTCTCCAATTATGCCCTGAAGATTTTTCATGTACTCACCCCACCTTGCTGCAGCGTCAGCCTCATCTATAGCTATTGTGGAATCAGTTTCTATATCAATTCTAAAACTATTTAAGCGGTCATCTCTAAGTAATGCCAAGGCTTCGGGAAACATAGCTTGTTTTTCCTGATCCATCTGAGCTACGCCAGCCATTAGGTAAATCGTTTCATCTGAGAAGAATCCAGGCTCAAATATCATTTGTGCCATTTTAGAGATTAGTTGCCTGCAATACCTTTGAACGTCTTGTTGTTTTTTTACTAGCTTGATTACAGTCCAGTGTGATTTTTGCTGCTGAGTGTATACTGGGTCATTAGGATCTGAACTTCCTCTTACAATATCAGGCATTGAGGTAATTTCATCTATCTGAGCCTTTAATGACGTTTGATATTCCATTAATGAAGGTAATGCTGCTATGCAATTATCAAAAGGAACCCAATCAAGCATCCCTTTAAAGCCTTTACCTTCTACGAATCCGCCCCAGTTCTGAATGGGCCAGGTTGATCCATCATCTAAAGTTGTAATGTTTTTAATTTCTTTATTGAAGCTAGACGCATGCGCTCCCACTAAACGAATACAATTAACTATTTTCTTAATTCTTGTAGCTGTGTAATTTAATTCATCTGCTAAACCTTGGTAAATGACATAATCAGCGGTCGGATAGGTTGATTCCGTTGTAGTTGTAGCTGTTAATGGTAGAGGACAAGAATAGAAATCTTTAATCTTATTGGGGTTATCTAAGACTTTAAGCGGCTTATCTTTATACCCCTCAGATATCCAGTAAACCTTCTTAGTTGTTTCATCTTCTATAACCCAGATGCTTGCCTGCTTAGACATTTCCTGATCGTCTTGGTTATCGTAATTACTGCGCCTTCTAGCTTTATTTGTATCAGTTCCTAGTTGTATATGTTGGGCGCATTCTGGATCTATTTGCTTATCTGCTAATAGCTCTGCCCTAGTTTTGTAAATTCTAAACGCTCTCCATCTTACTTCGAACTGATTTCTTGATAGTGATTCGAGGTAATCAAGCCAGTTAACCATTACAACTTCTACTGATTCAGTAAACGGTTTAGGCTCTTCAATCTGATGGCCTTCAGCGTCCAGTAATGGCTCTGCCTCGTTTGATTCCTCATCAGTTACATTATCAGCCCAGGCTTTTTCGAATTCTGCCTTATATTGCAATCTTGATATTCCCCGGCCCGGTAGTAATCTATCCTGTACCACGGCGGACATCATGTAATTAAACTTATCTTGCTGCTGCATTAGGTTATAAGAGGTTGCTCTTTCTGCTACCTCAGAAGCTAACCTTCCTACAGGGTCAGAATCCTTAAATGTACGCTCTACTACAACTTTAGGCATTCTTGAATAAAGCGCTGGTTCTAAAACCTGGACATTTGACCATAGAACGTTGAACATCACGTTAGACTGCCAGCGATCAGTTCCTACGGTGTCAACATCTGATTTATTTCTGAATTTATCTAATATCCTTTGCCCTATATTCTCAAAGGATTGCTGCCTTTTATTCTGCTGTACTGTGGATAGTTCTTTTAACCAGCGCTCAACAATTGCCCGGTCTTTATCAACTGGTTCAGGTTTCTTTTTTAATGAATCCTTGTATCTTTTGCCTACTGCTTTAGGGATTGCCATTAATGCGTCATCCCGTAATGGGCTAACCAAGCCTCTTTTAGTTCTTTAAATGACTTAGCCATGATTGATCTGCAATCTGCCTCTTTATAGCCTAGCTTTCTAAGGCGGTTCATTCCGAAGGCTTTGACTTGTTTATTTATTGAGGGTTTTTTCATCTTCTGTAACCCCTGTTTTGCTCTGTGATTCTCCATAGCTCATCCATAGTTGGCATCTTAAACTTTTCCTCAAATTGCATATCTTCCACAGGCATATCAATTACCCATGGTCTAACCATGCATCCGTATCTAGTCATTTCAGCGCAATTATGAACGCTGATATTATCTTTAGTTAAAAATGAATGAGGATATGGTGTATCTAGGCAGAAGCTTTCACTTGCTTCTATTTCCTCGATTTTGAGGCATACCGCGTCTTTCGTTTGCGCTTTTAATACATCCGCATTTTCTGCTGCATGTCGTAACTTTACTATATCGATTATTCTCGAATGGCTGCTGACAGATGGCGCAGAACCTGATGATATCATCGATTCCGCTATCCCTTCGCCATTTTGCCTTGCATTTGAGTTGACAAAACATAGTGCTAGAGCCTCTTGAGGTATAAGACTTGCCACATTGCTTACAAGCATGTTTTTTAATTGGCAACATCTTTTCGCCAAGCTTATATTTGTGATAATTTCTCTTAGCCATAGCCCTACCCTCCGCGCTTCTATGCCAATCTGACGCAAGGTGTCTGACCTTTTCAATCTGCTTTCTACTATGCTCTCTGTTTTCTGGCGTGGACATATGAAGCGAGTGGTGCTTGGATCTTGGTAAGCATTCCAAGTTTTCAATTTGGTTATTGTCTCGATTGTTGTCTTTATGATGGATATGAAAACCTTCTGGAATATCCCCTTTGTGATACATCCAAACTTCTCGATGTAATCTTTTGCTCTTTGCCTTCTTAAATGTCCGGGTGTAATATTTGCCAAGTAGGTAATATCTGAGTCCGTTGAACTCTTGGCAAGTTGCTGTAATGACGATTGTTTCCATGACTTGTAAGCATATCTCGATTGATTCTTAAAATCAAGGGCTTTTATCCATTCTTCTTTGCTACTCATGATTTTATGATCAGGAGTACAAGATAATTCTGTGCCATCCGAGAATGTGAGTTTAATCATTTTGTCTATGCCATAACTCTTACAATTCCAATAAGGAACCCATTCACCCAAATGATTCTTTACGTGTCCTTTTGTGCCAACTAGCTCCTTAATTTTCCTAATTCCATCTTTAGTCTGAATTGAAGTATCTCCATGTAAACAATGATCATCGTGTTGGGTGCAGTCGTTTGGGTCATTTAAATCATGCTGTAGGTTCATAATCGTTTCTAAAATGTCCTCAAACTGTTCAAACCAGTAAATCATGGGCTTGTCATTCTTACCCACTAAACGTTCTCGCATTTGAACGTGTCCAGGCTGCCTTCTCTGGTCTGCTCTTGTAAAATGAACGCCCTCTTCTGCGAATATTTCAAAGATACTAGGGCCATGGCCTCGCTTATCCTCAATATCACCGCCTGCAACTCTTATAATCGGTTCAGGCTCATTGGCTTCTCGCTTTAATATGCCCTGTGCAACCTGCGAGGCTGTAACTTTAGGCAATCCAGCGCCATACCAAATTTTGTAGCAAATTAAAGAATTTCTTGGATAGGGTGTATTAACGCCATCACTAACAGCCCACCAACCGATACTGAAAGGATCACCCTCACCACATGCGCCCCAGTCCATAGACATGATACGTGTCCAGTGATCTGGTATTCTGAAGGGTTTAATAAGGTGTAACGATCTATCAATTTCAGGAAAGAATGCGCCTACTACCTGATCAAAGTCTCCTTCCTCTAACGCTTTAGCCATTCTAGGGGGTAAGCCTCTTAGTGTTTTGCGGTATTCTATTGGGTTTACACTTGGATTATCATCTAGTTTAGCTTGTATGAATTGCCTTAGTTTTCCGCCTTCCTCATCCGGCTGCTCAACTATCTCAGATACTCCAGCGCTATCACGCTTTAAAGCTTTGACAAACTTTGATTTAAAGTATGCATGGCCGACACCCCCAGGGTTAAACGTGTATAGCACTCTAGGGAATAGCTTTCTGTATTGCTCTGGGATTTCCAAGGCTTCAGGAATACGGTTACGGCCTCTTAGCATCTGCAGCATGAACGGTGTAAACTGCTCAGCCTGCTCGATTATGAGATAATGCATCTCAGGACCTAACCAGTTAAATACATCTTTTTCATGCTGACAGTGACACAGGAATATTTTAGAGCCGTTCCAGAATCTAATCTCATCCTTTACGATTCTACAGAAGCCAGCCTTAACCCAAGCGTGGAGCATAGCCGGGAATGATGTTGGCCCCTCCATATGGTTCTTTACTAGCTCGTTATGTTGCCTGCGGAATAAGTAAACCTGAAGTCCGGGGATATTAACGCAAAAGAATATTGCAGATACCCTGCCTAGATGGCTTTTACCGCCTCCGGCTGCCCCGCCATAACCAATTTCTGTCGCTTCGGATAGTAGCGCTAAGCCTTGTTTTTTATGCAGGCTTAAATCAAGGGCTGTCACTTTTGAATATTTATATTAAGGATTGGGATTAGGTCTTTGCCTTCAGCGCCTGTATGCTCTTGTGTAATCTTGTCACCGTATGTTTTAGGCAATAGCCTCGATAGTATCCATTTTTTAGAATCTACCTTTAGACGATCACGACCCGTTGCTGTGTTATCCGATACGGTTTCTTCTATTATCTCTTTAGTTGTCTTTTTACCGTCATTGCTTATCTTTGTGCGCTTTCTCTTTTGATAATCCCGGCTTTCGTCACATGCCTCATCTATTATTTCATCTGCCCAATGGTCAAACAGCTTTTTACGGGCTAGATCGTACATGGTGGAAAACTCCTCGTGTTGATAAGTCCAATCAATGATCGTGCTTCTATTAGGCATATCCTCGTCTTTTGATACTGACAGGGTTGTGCGCCCCGATGCTATTCGCCTGCATATCTCATTAGCTAATAGTTTTGTATACTTAGTCGGTCTACCTCCTGCCATATTTTATAGCTCCGTAGGTGAATGGAGCGCATCAGTCGGTACTGCCCCGCTTTCCACAGTCTGGATGGACTGCTGCATTACTTTTATGCTAGATGCGCTTATACCTTTATACATTTTAGCCCCTAACCGTTCTATTTCTGAATAGGGGAGAATCTTGACCATTAAATCTTTTTTAGCTTCAGGATCTAGAAAGTATATGTATTTAATCTGGAACCCTATTAATGGCTTGCTTGGCATAACCGCACTTAGGTATTTGCCATTTACCCTAGTATTATCTAATGATTTCTTGGCTACAATTTCACCACTTTCTAAAACCCTGAGTGATATGTTTTTCTTTATTCCTATTAGGTAAAATCCTATCGCCCGATAAATTGTACCATCTCCACACTGACAGGCGTCGGCGAACGTCTGCACCCATTTAAGATGCGGATAGTTCTTCTTAAGGAATCGGAGGGCATAGGCTAAACATCTACTTTCTGAATTTTTAGGTAATTCAGGAGCGAACGCCATGCGGTTAAGCTCTAACATACCACCCCAATTAGTATTTTTCACTAATTTTATCGCTCTATTTTTATCCATAGGACAACCAAATGACATAACGCCCCTAAGGCTATCGCCCTGCATAACTCCAAAATGTATCTTACTATTATTTACTATTTTCCCGCTGTAATGATATCGCTTAACAAACCTATTTGCCGAGGTTGAATCTATTAAAACTACCTTTAAATCCTTAACCATTTTGTGTCGTGTATGTTTCGCAAATTAATGTTATTGCGCGGCCGTTTCGATTACCCTCGCCTTCAATTAGCTTTGTAGCTTCTTCTATTGCCCTATCAACTGACTCCGCCTGTTCCTTTGTTAGTGTGAAGGTTCTTGAATAGTCGGATACCCTATCCTCTCCGCCTAAGTCGACGCTATCTAATAAATCTGGCTTAATCAGCAAATCATCAAGCCCCCATTCTTCAAGGTTAAAGCCCTCATCCTCTAAGAATCCAAGTTCTAGCTCAAGGTTATCGAATGACCAAGTGCTATCGTTTTGCAGCTTGTTATCGAGTATTCTGTATGCTTTTTTCTGGGCTTCGGTTAGGTTTTTAAGCTGTAGGGCTGGCACTTCTTTTAAGCCTAGTTTTAGGGCGGCTAAGTGCCTGCCGTGTCCGATAAGAATAATATTAGATTCATCAATAACTATAGGCTGATTAAATCCGAACTCCTTGATTGAATTTGCTATCCTATCAACCTGTTCTTCTTTATGATTTCTGTTATTGAATTCATAGGGGATGAGGGATGATAGCTTTATATATTCTATATCCATATTACTAATCTGACTAGCTTTTGTGAATTCTTGGATAGGGGTTAGTTTCTTAGTTTGTAGTTATTTACAGTGTTTGCTTTTTTCTTCTTTTTGATTCTTTCTTCCTGGGGTTTTCTGCATTGCATGGCTACGAATTTACGGATTATGAGGGGGTTCATTTCTAGTTCTTGGCAGATAGACTCAAAGCTGAATTCATGGAATTCTTTTAACCAGCGGGGGTACATTATCCAGCAGTAAGCGTCTTGCATTATGTTTGCTGCCCCGTCTGGTACGTATACACGTCCTATAGCGTCTAGGACCGCTCTTTCTAGCATTGCCCAGAGCAAGCGGTGTTCGGGTAATATACTTTGATGATAATGCTGTGCCTCGTTTTGCTCTGATATAGTTTGATAATCTACTGCTAGGACTGGTTTAACTCGTATATTCAATTGACTTTTTCCTCAAAATCCTCCTTCATTAACATCTGGTAGCTTGCGAATAGAGTTATGTTTTTTATCTGGCTTTCTGACATGGGATAAGGGAACACGAAAACTGTTACGTTTTTAGGCATTATGAGCTTAAAAAGCCAGGTCGCTAAGCGTTCCCTTATTTTTATTTTACGCATTCTTTAGTCTCTAGATTAATCCTGCAATTCTTTTCCTTTGCGATCTTAATCTCTTCTGCGTACACCCTTTGAGTAATTGCGCCTGTCTGCTGTGCTAAGATATTCTGATTAGCCTCTAGTGCATCTAATCTCTTGCCGTAGCTACAGCCTCCAAGTAGTACAATTATTAGTAAAGTTATAGTTTTATTCATGTTTTCTCCTTAGTTATTAAATCCACTTCCAGAAAGGACTCCCGATTAATCTTGCAAGTCCATAATAAATATACGCCTTTGCTTTCATGACTTTGCTATTGCCTGACAGAATCAGCATTGCCGTTAAGAATCGCTTATCCACTTCCTTTCTTGACAGCGTTTGTTTGCCTTGTTCCTTCAATACGTACATCTGGTCGTGCCAGGTACAAAGCGGATTAAAAGGATCTTCTGCATCTGTTGAGAAAGGGTAAATTCCGCACCTGTCCACTGAATCTCCGCTCATTTATCCCCCTTCTTTAGTTCTTCAATTTCTTCGCAGAGAAGATGAAAGGTATTAAACACATCTAAGGCGTCCATTGGATAGTTTAAGCTACATTTTTCTTTTAAAGACTTTTTTCGCTCTTTGGGGTGGATTTCTTTTAGTGATACGTTCCATTGGTCGGTACTTGTGTAGGGTTCGCCGCTTCGTACATGCTCCAAGCTGTCGTCTAACTTATCTCTTATTATTACTGATGGCCTTAGAACGGCTAACATCATCTTTTTATCTAGTGGTACAGAATCTATTACATCATAAAAAGAGACATAATGTTCTGTGCAATCGCTGACTTCGTGCCAAACAACGCCGCAGCGCACCCAATCACCCCTCTGTAAATCATAGTCTTTTAATGTTTTCATTTGCCTTCTAACCCCTCCGCTATTTTTTTGTACATCCTGATATACGGTAGCTGCAATTCTTCTGCCCGATCCATCATGTCTTTTAGCGCTTGTTTGTAGCCTGATTCGTAAGCATGTGTAGGAAAAGCTTTGTCAGGTATCCAATAAGAGTCGTATTCCTCTTTGGTTGCCTTAGAAACCTCCCTAAACCACTCCTTCGCCTTATCTTCTAAGCTCCTCTCTTGGTTCTCTTTCATTTAATCCTTCATGTCTAAGCTTTTTAAATAATTCTCTAGCGTTTGATCTATTCGAGACATTTCTTCATCTCTAAAGCCAACTGAATTTTGACCAGCTAAAAATGCCTTACCAGCCACTTCACGGAGTTGTTTTTTGATTGTCTCTGAATCGTAGTAGGTCATAGTGTCGGTGCTATTGCAGTTTCCGCATACATCATCATTAGGGAAATTAACGCCCCACATTTTGCATTCATAGCAATGTGTATAGACGCTGCGTAGGTTCTTTCCCTTAAATGCTTTGATATGTTTCATCTATCCTCCCCTTCCTTGTTTATTAGCTTTTCTAGCATTTGCTTATCATTATCACTTGCCATGCTGTGATCCTTTTTATTTTCATTCACAAATTCATAAATACTCTTATCTCCCCTTGCTTTATTACAAGCGCGACAGGCTGCGACTATATTATCTTCTGTTAATCTACCTCCTTGAGATTTAGGTATTAAGTGCTCCATAGTCATAAATTTTCCGTTCTGCTTGCCCTTAAAAACCATTTCCACACGGCAATAAAAACACTTCTTATCTGATTTATCCCAGACCTTCTTTCTGATTTCACGTTTTTGCCTATTGCGGTTTACCATTAAGCCCTCACTCCTGCCCCAAAGTGTCTTATGGTTACAGTTATTTTTTCTGCCTTCTCATAAATACATTTAGCTACGAAAAGAGCGTGTTCTGATTCTACTCGTAATTGCTTTTCTTCCTTACTCACACCACCCCCGCTAATGTTTTCATTTCTTGATTTCCTCTCTTAGCCTGTCTATTTTCTGATTAATTTGGGAAGTGAAATTAACTAACGGATCTTCCCTTTGAAATTTCTTTAAGGCTTCAGCCCTTGCTTTCTCGAAAAAGTCACATAAAAAAGCTAGATCCTTAATGTTAATTAAGGCGCTATTGACTAGGTCTCCTGCAAAAATATAAGTATCTATACCCGTATAGAACAGCCTCCCATCATCCGACTCATTTCTAGTGATTAGAAAATTGGGGGTTCCCTCTTTATCTCTGTAAAACTGAAAAGATAAATCCGCATATCGTCTGGCTGCTATTTTTTTCTTCTTACTCATTTCCCTTTACCCCTCTTTGGTTGTAGCTTTCTAAAGTAATCGAATAATATTTCAATCTGCTTATCTTGAATTTCAAGCATGAATTCTAGTTTTTTAAAATCCATCTCAAGCTGACCGATTCGCATTCTGGTTGCCCTTCGATTAAGTCCGGTATCGTCTGCGGGATTCTTCTTTGCCTTACTTAGCTTCTTTTTCATATATTTCTCTTTCTCCTATGTTTTAAAATAAATCTAATCTTCAATTCCTTTTCTGGGGTCATGGTTGCTCAGAATTAGCGCAATAAGAAAGCTTGATGTCGTTTCCTGATTCAAGGGCGGTTGATAATGAGTACTTGAATTTATCAATTTGATCCATAATAGCTGTGCCACTTGAGTTTCCAAGAACGCCATAGCCCCATTGCCAATAAGGACGATAGTTTTCCCTGATAACCTCTTTTGTATGGTGATGCTCTATCTGCTTCGGCTCTGGAAACAATTCGCATAGCGCCGCCTTTAAAGCCTTAGCCTCATCAATCGTTAGCGGTGTCTCCTTTTTGCCTATCTCGATTATTATCTTTCCAACTTTTATTTCTTTTTTCATACACTTTCCTTTTTATTAAAGTTAAACATTTAAATTTATTTACACCTATTCAATTTCTTAACTTCTTCCGGCAGAAATCCTAACGTTTCTTTATTCGGACAAGCCATTGCCGCCCCATCAGTTATCGATATACAACCTTGTGTATGTTTTAAGCCGCATTGATGCGCCAATTCGTGAGCGATACAGATAAGACTTTCAAGCTTCCTTGATTCGTTTCTCTCGTTGAAAAGATTAAAGACGCACGTACTTGTTTTGCCCTGCGTATAACCTGCCATCCACTCTTTTGAGCCTTGCATGTAAGGAGGTACTAAAATCATCTTGTGGCCGGAATAGTTAAAAGCTGCGTTGACGGCTTGAAAAAATGCAAGCTCGCTGCCTAGTGGTTGAACGTCTGCTAGACGGATGAGCTGAACACCGATTTTCACGCCTTTTGAAAGCATGAACTGTTCAACTTCCACGTTACTTAAATTAATTGATAGTAAAAGTATAAGCCTCAAAATCATTAAAATCCTCGCTCTTTAGGTGTTAGCTCTAATTGAAAAAACTCATGTTTGTTTCTTGCTGCAAAATGAATAATTGCGCTTGGAAATGGTGCGCCTGATTTAGCTCCTACAAATTTTATTCTGCCTCTAATAAAATAAATATCTGCATTGCAATCACCTAGTATGCATTCGTGCCAGTAGACCGTATCTGTTCTAGCAGGGATTAACATAAACACAATCGCACCTCTTTTTGCTTGGCATTGCCCTTCATGTACAAACTCAGCGCATTGCGAGTAAGGCGGGTTGCACCATGCGGTTCCGTTCCATCCCCAAAATTTCGTTAATGCATTATCTTCTTCTGAATAAAACTCCTTGCAGATTTTGTTTTCTTTCGATGCTGCAACATCTAGTCCGAATTTTCTGCAAAAGCGTGTTTGCAAAGCCTCTATCAAAGCTGGTGGCGTTCCCCAATCATCCTTACCAGTGCTAAATATTTGCTTTTGCCCTTTCATTTGCCGCTTCTCGGAAACCTCCTACTAGTCGTTATTGCTCTTATCGCATCAAGCCTTATTCTAAGTTTTTCAATCATAGTAGTTCTTTCAGGAAAAGTATGCTCGGCTAATTTAATTCCTAGCTGACGCGCTTTTGATAGTTTTTGTTCGTGGGTTTTCATGTTCTTACCTACTAAAATTAAATCCGCTCCATTTCTTACCCATGTAAAGCGCATACTCATATTCTGGATACTCCGCCTGTACATGTTTCCATTTCCATTTTGCTAGGGCTTCCCATCTGCCCTTTGCTTCTCCGATAACAATAGAACCGCTTTTTTTATGCTTAAATTTATAATCACACCTGTAATCGCCTAAATGGATTTCGTTTATATGAAGCGGAATATCTTCTTGTAATTCGAGGTTTTCGATTAATCCTCCTGCTTCGTATAATTTTAGCTCCTTATAGCCCTCACCCTCTAAAGTTGATTGAAAGTAAAACCCATCTATCCAAACTGGTTTATTGTTATGTTTATTTTTGCGCTTAAAAAATCTGCTCATTTCACCCTATGTAATTTAGTAACGTCAGTTAATTGATCAATCTTAGCTTGAAGTGAGCCAGATAAATTTTTTAACCTGCGATTTTCTTCTTTTAGATCATAAATCTGCTGTAAAAGTGATATAATTTCAGCGTATAAACTTTTTGTTATCTCAACCGCTTTTGTATACACAGGCGATTCAGTGCCGTTGATTCTCTCGTCTACTGCTTTATCCATTTCCTCGAATGTCATGCTGCCTCCTTAAGTCGATAAATAAATTCACGCCCTTCAAACTTCTGCTTTTCAATTTCAAAGCCTTTCTGCCTTAATGCTCTTAGCCTCCTTAACCCCTCCCTTTGCCCCGATACTTCGATAATTTTAGTTGCTGTATGCCATCCTCCACGCTTAAGGAGTTCTAAGATTTTTGTTTCCGCTTCTGAGAATTCAACCCGATCCTTTTCGGTACATTCTGAAAATCCAATTCTTTTTGCATACTCGAATAATCCTTGCTGGCGGTTGTTAATCATTTCGAGCGCTGCTTTTGGGGTTTCGAGTTTCACTAAAAAATCCCCCCGCTCTGTTGAATTCCGGCATACCTCGACAAGCTCTTTTCAATCTTCTTTTTCTCTAAATGCTCATGCTTTAACTGTTGAATAACTTCTATTGCTCCATCATAATCATTGTGGATTTGGATAGAATTAATTACATATCTAAGCCAATGATCCTCCAAGCAGTACATTGCCGCGCTCATCAAAGTCCATGCTGGCAGATTCTCCGGGTACTCTGCTTTGTTGAGGCTTCTAGTAAGCGATTGAAAGTCTGATTTTAAAAACTTTCTCAGCTTCATTGATTTAATTAATTCCCTCTCTGCCTCTACGCAGTCACTTTCTGCTGAATGGCATTCTTCGCAGAGACTGATTAAGCTTTCATTTGGATAATCCCAAGGCTCGCGCCCTCTTTCGTAATAGCAGTGGTGAACATGAAGCGTTAATTTAACCTTATGGAACTTGGCGGAATCTTCGCTTTCCCAGCATCCTTGGCAAGTGAATTTATCCCGCTCTAGGATTTTCAGTCGCTTCTTTTGCCATCTAACGTCTTTCAATTTTTCAGCGTATTCACTCATTTTATTATTCCCTCCACTAAGTTTTTAATTTCTGGCGTTACCTTGCTTATGCCGTTATTGCGTATTTGATTTACCTTATTGCGGTCTGTATAAACATTTTCCGGTTTCATAGCGGCTGTGATTTTTGAAGGGTATTGATATAATTTTGTTTTAGAATCCCAGACTTTACCGTCCTCCATTCGCATACGCCTCCATTTTCGAATTACAAGTAAATGGTTTTTATAATTCTTTTTCCATTTAATAGGGTTCTGCTGTGCATATTCCGTGAGCTGGTCGAGCCAATAATCAAGCTCGGCTTGCGAGATTTTCTTTAAGATTGATATTTTTTGACTTTCAGTTAAAAAAACATGCTTACGAACTTCAACACCATCAGGAGGCAGCGACTCTTTCTTCTTAAGAAAAGAATCATTATCATAGTCAGAGTCAGAGTCAATATCAGGGGTAGACTTTTCCTGTATCTTTTCTGGGAAATTCTGCTCAGAATTGCTCTTGTTTTTCCCAGAGTTTAACTTCCTGTAATATTGTTCCTGGTCTTTAATAACTACTGAATTCGTGTAACCGCTTGTTTCTTTTTGTATTAAACCTCTTTCTACGCAGTAATCTATAAATTCAATCTGGACTCCGTACTCTGCAAGTATAGATTCTAGACAATCCCGATCTATAATAGCGTTTGTCGCCTTGCTCATAGCTGAGTAAATATCTATTAAGCAAAGTTGAGACAAATGACTGAATTTAGTTTTTAACGTCCTAACTTTGGGATTATTTAGGAAGTCCACATCCAACAAAACATGCTTTAATTGCGCTCTACTCACCTTTCA